CTCTTATGACCATATCCCCTGTCATTGCAACATAAAAATCATTTACATATTTATCATCATCATCATCCCAAGTATAAAATATTCCAGCAACATTTTTATCACCTTCAGTATCAGATATTTTTGTCATGTTTAATTGTTGATTATCTTCTCCTTCCCAAACACATAAATCATCTAGGTTACTCATTACTGTGCCTTGATAAATTGTTGGTCTTGCAGATTTATCAGTTGTTGAAAGTCCTTTAATTTGTGACCATCTACTTAAATGACCTCCGTTGTATGAAACACTTGAACCAGAAACGCTGATTGTTCCTTCTAAATTACCTTGACCTATAAGTCGAAGAATAGTACCATCATCTCCTGATCTGTTGAAACCTACTGCTGGCTCTGCATTACCAGCAACTTCCAACGCTCTGCCTGACGCTCCATTTATCTTAACACCAGCACCAGATGATAGACCCTCAACATCACCATTAGATGCACTTGTGGTACCTACAAGTAAGTTCCCAGACGCATCTACAGTTGCCCTTGTTGTTCCACCTGTATTAATTCTTACAATATCAGATGCAAACGAAATACCAGTGTTTGAATCAGAACCTACAACTGAAGGTGCGGAAGCTGATCCGTTTACTCCCGAAATACCTGTAGAACCGTTTAATGTTAATGCCATAATTACAAGATAACAAGGATTGCCCCAGAAGGCACAGTAATTGTCACCGAACTGTTAATTGTTGGTGACACAGAATGTGCGTGTTTGTTTGCAGTAATCGAGTAACTTGTCGTTACTGTTTGGTCAGATTCAAAAACCCATTGATCGTTACCGCCACCAGTTGCCCCCGCTCCTCCAGCAACTGCTGTAAATATACTACCATTATAAATTTCTGCTTCAGTTGTAGTTGAATTAAATCTTATATCACCAGCAGTGGGGCTTGTTGGTCTTTGAGCCGTTGTTCCTGATGGTAGTCTTAATGCTCCTGTGTAATTATGAATTACAGTACCTGTAAATGTTGCTCCTGTAAGAGCCGCATGACCGAAGTTTTCTTGACTTATGTTTCCTAAAGTCACATAAGCATTATTAGCACCGTTTCTTATGCGTAAAAGACTTGTAGATGTATCAATATGAGGCTGAAAAGCTGTATTTATTGAAGGATCGCCCGAACCACTATTTAAAGAATTTATTGCTGCTGTAATTTGGTTTAATTTTGTGCGGACTTGCGCTCCTGTGCCATTATCTATGACATACCCATTACCGCCTGTTGTATCTGTTCTTGCCATTAATTAATTACCTTTCCCAAATCCTACCGCAGAAAAGTTAAAATTTCTATTTATACTTGCATTTGATGAGTCTTTGAAATGCACTGAAAACCCTGTTGAGGAAATATTTGTGAGTTGAAAATAATCACCGCTAGTAATATTGTCAGTCGCTGTAATTCCTATTGATGGTAGGTTACTGTTTGCTCCTAATAAAGCGGAAGTGCCAGTAAAAAATGGATTTGTGAATGTTATGTTTTTAACGCCAGATCCTGATGCAATAGCTGTTGCGCTTTGTTCTGTTCTTCTTTGGAATGTGGCAGTGTAACCTAATTCAGTGACATGAATGTTTTGGGCTGGGTCACTTGCAGTTAATTTAACTTTAAATTTAAATCCTCTACCCTTATATGTTCCATTTACAAATGTTTGAAAAGCTGTAAATGTTGGTGATCCAGAAGAGGGATTGTCTTGTGTTACTGCTACAAGTAGTTCAGCATTAACAGCAGTTGCTTGGCTTCCGTCAAAATCTGTCCATGTATCAATTAAGGCAATTCTTGAATCAAATAAATTACCAGAATAAAATCCTTGAGATAAAATGTGACGTTTTAAATCAAGACTAAATACAGCACCTAAATCAAGAACTTCATTAAAAGCATATTCTCCTGTTGCATTTGCTGTGGGATTTGTAAGCTTTATAGAGTTTGTAGATGAGTCAAATGTAACATTGGTTTTTGCACCTTGAAATTTTGGTGAGTCATTATCTTCTCGTCTGGTTTGTGCTATTAATGCACCCAATGGGTCTGGTAAATCTAAAATTATTGATGCTGAACTTGCACTTAATCTTCCACCGTCATCAACAAAGCGAACTAAATATTCTCCCTCAATATATGGAACAATTATTTGGGTACTATTTCCAGCAAGTTTATCAATGTCAGTCGCATTTTGAAACGTTCCAGTTCCATCAGTTTTTGGGCTATGACGTATTCTACAAAAACCTCCATGAAGAACATCTGTTTCTGTGCTTTGATCCCATCTTAATCTTACTAATTTTGGGCTTATTGGCTCCATTCTTAAATTTTGAACATTTGCTGGAACTGCTGTTTTTCCAACTGCTGAAAATGTTAAAACAGAAGGACTGACAGAAACTTCTCCAATAGCATTTAAACTGAAAACTCTTGCTTCATAAGTTCCTACATTACTATTTGAAATATCAAAAGTTGTGCTTGGTATGTCACGAGTTATTGAATTACCATTGTTAAATCTATAAACAATTCTATATTGATTAACTCCTTTTACAGGCTGCCAAGAAAAAGTTAATTTGCTAACTGCTTTGTTATTTATAAGAACGATCTGCTCTTGTGCAGACAACCCAATAGGGGCAGCTTTTATTTCATTTAAAACAGATATAGTTCTTTGTTGTAAAGTAGCACCATCCTCTATAAAATTATATTTACTTGTATTATGGCTCAATGCAGTAATTGTATATGTCAAACCATCATTTTCTTTGATAGATATAACTCTCCATACAGAAGGTTGAATCGTATCATTTTCTAAAACCCAAACAGTGTTACTTTGTGGCACTTGATTAAATGGTGGTGATACAGTGATCTCATCTGAATTTATTGCAATAATTGGTCTTGTTTCTAAACTTCCGTCTGGCAAAATTACTGACAATTTTGGATTGTTACTGTTATCTAAGTCAGTATTTGCAGAGTCATCAACTTGTATTACAGTTGCATTTGCACTTTTAACAAGTCCACCTCTTCTCAAAGGTATTCTTACAGGGTCACTTACTTGTATAATTTGTCCGCATCTAACTAAAACACCAGCCTCTGCTGTGCAAGTGAAAGTGCAAGTCTCTGTTTCATTTTGTTCATTATATAAAAACCATTTACCAAGCCTTGAAGCTTGCCCTCTTGAGGTGCAGGCAAATGCTCTGACATTTTTAACAACACTTCCTAATTTGGCTATATTTGCAGCAGTATCCTCAGTGGTTTCATAATCTAAAGTTTGTGTATCCATGTTAAAATATGCAATATTAAAAACGGTATGTCTAGTCTTTTGACTTGATCCAGCATAAGTAAAACCACCCGCTGTTACATTTGCAAGAGTAAATTGATAGGTTGGATCTGATGGTCTGTCCTGAGAAATTGTTATGGAGCCAGCGGAATAAAATGGCATTACTCTCATAACAGTGCATAAATCATTTATCAGATCATATGCTTCAGAGGAATTGTTCAAATTTACATTGCAAGTAAAGCGTGGCTCTTGTCCACCAAGACCATCACTTATTTTTTCGTTGTTATATACAGAGGTAGAATAAAAAGCAAATTGATCTATTGAAGACTCATCAATACCAGCACCATATCTTGTATTAGTTAAAATGTCATATAAAATCCATGCTGGATCGCTTGTCCATGCTTTATCTGTTTTAAAAGTTCCGTTAAAAGTACCTGAATAAGTAATACTTCCATCGGCAAGACTTACAGTTGCGTTATGTGGAATTTTTACTTTAATGCCTCTAATTAAATATTTTCTTGAAGGAATTGTTGTTGCAATAGATGAGTCAAATCTTAGTTTTGCATGTGCAACATCTAAATACCTTTGTTTCTGACGGGTTATTTCAGTAATTGATGTAAATTGGAAAGTATCTATAATAAATGGATCGGTTGAATCAGACTTTCCTCTTATGACCTTAATTTGTATGGGGAAAGAAGTGTTGTTTGGCAAGTCAATAATATAGTCTCTAAAATAAGCATCATTAGATTTTCCAATAACTGTATCTGCTATTTCTGTGGTTGTAGTGCCGTCATTTTGAATAAGCTGCACATCAATATCAACAAGTTCACCATCAACATCTCCGTTGTCTTTGATGTGTTTTAACTGTGGAAAACCAACAGTCACTCTAACGGCATCTATAGTATCATTATTAATTTGTCTAGTAACAGGATTTCCAAATGTGACATTCACTCCTACAGGTGTTTCAGTTTCAATTGTATTTATTCCTGTCATTGCAGACTGATTGCTCGTACCATATCGAGCCTCAAAATCTATACTTTTATAATTTAGTCTGCTTGATCTAGGTCTTACATTCTCATCTGGTGCTGCCTGTTGATAAATTTGTGTGTCATCTAAATAAATGTCCTTTAAAAAAGCGTTTATATAACGATTTGAAGATTTATTTGTAATGCCAGCTTTTGAAGCTGTAGCTGAACCCTCTATTTCACCCTCTGACAGTACATCAATAATTGTTGATGACTGTTTACTTGAAAGTGTTTTATCAAAATCAGAATGATTTTTTCCAATGAAACCTGTGTTGGTTTGATAACCGCTCCAGCCACTTCCTATATAAGTTCTTTGTACTCTAACTGCCATAATTAGTTGCTTGTAATTGCCCTCACATTTGTTAATTGTGCGGTGTCAACTCCATTGCTTACAAGAATACTTCCAACAAAAACTTCACCGTACACAACAGGCAATGTAACACCAGCCCTAGACACGTTTGTTATGCCACTAAAGTTGTAATTACTATCTTCTAATGTCGCATCACTTCGGTTCATGCCAGTAGAAGCTGAGGATGTAGGTTGTGTAATATTTGGTGTCGGCGTTAACATTTGAGTTACTCCACCAATAAGCATACTTGTTCCAATACTTTTTAAAGCTGCTGAAGCTGCTGTTGCTAAAAAGCCTGCCCCCAAAAATGTAGTTCCAGCGGCAACTGCACTTCCAGCAAATAAAGCACCAACACCAGCAACAAACGGTATAGATCCAGTAGCAATAGGAATTATTTGTATTACTCCCTCACTTTTTAAACTAAGTTCTTCTTCTGTCAAATCATTACCATTCATTTTTACTTTGTAATATTGGCAACTCATATATTTTTCTAAATCTGGAAAATTAGCTCTTAAGAATCTAAATGCTTCTACTGGACTACTAACAGCAGCCTCAAAATATGAACAGCCTAAATCTTGTCTTAATTTACCGTAAACTTTTATTTTATTTAGCTTCATAACGATAAACTCCTCTAAGAGATTGCTGATACCTTAAATCAAAAGGTTCTCTACAGCTTAACCCTTTTATATTATGATTTAATATCATCATATCGCCAATGTAAACAGCAACATGATCTAAATTTTTTGTCATAGATTCAAATAACAATACATCACCAATTTGAATGTCATCATTCGTTTTTTGTTTTACAAAGTTTAATTTAGGTAAGGCAAATTCAAATTCTGGTTTAGCAAGAAAGTCTTTTATTCTTTTTGGTCTATTCCAATAAGGAATATCAATATTTTTTGTTTCTTTAAACCAATCTGTAACTATTGACCAACAATCGTGTTTACCCCATATAAAACCTCTTCCAATTAAAGAAGGTAGTTTATAACCGCTTGGCTTAAAATGTGACCAATCGTTATCTTCAATACTGTAAATATAGTAAGGAACATTTAAAAATTCACAACTTGCTTTATCATTTTCACTTGGCGTTGATGGGCCAACAGGGTGCGAATGAAATATTCCTATTATTTCGCCCATATCTTCACATTCAGCCCAATCATCAGGGTCAATAATAAAATATTCAAATTTACCCTCTGCCAAATTTTTACAAGGCCAAAATGTTTCTTTACCTTTAATGATTGCCACTAATCCACAAGATTCCTCTGGTAATATTTCTTTTGCATATTTAATTGCTTCATCTTTCCAATTCATAATTTTAGAAAAATGTACCTACACCAGGGAAAAGTTTTCTTGTAACTTGTCTACGAGGTAATCTTAAATTTACTAAATCCATTTCCGATACAAGTTCAAAAGATACAATTTCTCTATTTTCTGTAATCTTGCGGTCTATAAAATAAATTTCTCTTGGAAACTCATCTGAGCTTGGTGTTCCAAAAGGATTAGTACCAGAAATAAAATTTGCATTATCTAAAAATTTTGCTAGTGTGATTATTCTTGTAAATTTACTGCCATTTAAATCATTTCCAGCAGTTACTGTATTTACTTGCACCATTAAAGCGGTTATGGTTGATAAAATATTACTTACAGTGAAAGTTGGTCTTGGAATTTGCCCCACCCCTGTGTATTCAAAACCCTCTGCTGTCACAGGAAATTTTGAATATTGATCGCCTTGCCAGATAATATCTGTATTTAATTCATTTACGCCAGCATGAAATCTAAAAATATTATTATTACCATGTAATGCGGTATCAAGTTGAAGAGTAAAAAGTTCAATATGTGAACTAGGATTGATTTTTTGTAAATCAGATACTGGGATCGCCATTATGGTTCAAAAACTTGTAAAAAAGTTAGATTAACTATAGCCCTATTGTTATATGGTATTGATTTACTTTTTCTTGTACATATAAATTTCAATGCACTTGTTTCATCTGTTGGGGTGTAATCAAAAGATGCTTGATCTAAGTCCCGATCATTTAAAAATGAAAATATTGTATCTGCGTCAGTTTCTGAAACACTAAATGTTAAATCTAAAGTCATAGGGCTTTGATTTTGCGGTAAACCAAAAAGAATTCGGTGCTGATAGCCGTCACCTAAATTTACGACTCTTGCTTTAGTATCAATTGTTTTTGTAGATCCGTAGATCGGTGTAAAACTTGGAAAACTTGCCATTATCTTGCTAATAAACCTCCACTGCGTTTTTCTTTAATTAATTGTGCTTGCACAGCACCAGCAATAGCAGCACCTAATTGTTGAGCATCTGAATTGTTACCAGCCACTGAGGAGCCAGAGGCATCTACTGACACATTAACAATATTAGTAGTTTTGTCGCCACCTCCTATCGAATCGTTTGGAATAATTGTACCAGCTACCTTTGGAACAAAAATCTCAGGCCCTCTTTCTCCCACGATTGAAGCTTTGCCTACTGGTGGCCTACCACCATCTGCAAATTTAAATAGACCTCCTAAAAGACCCCCAACAATACCTCCAAGTCCTTTTTTCTTTCCACCACTTGCACCCGCACCAAAAGCCGCACCAAAGCCACCAACAAGCTTTTCAAGTTGTGCATCAATGATTTTGTCTCTTATGCGGTTAAGTACGCCTGTCATAGCTTCTCCAAAGCTTTTTGCGCCAGTTATAGCGTCCCTTAAATTATTTTTTATACTTCCTTCAATCTCCTCACCTACTTCAGTCATTTTATCTTTTAATTTATCTGTTGCTTCTCCTTGTTTTTTAATAAGCTCTTCTGATTCTTTATGTTTTTCGTTTTGTTTATCCTTTTCTTCTGTTATTTCTTTTTCTTTTTCTAAAGTTCGATTTCTTTGATGTAGTAACTTTATATCCTCTAAAACTTCTGCTTTTTTGTTTTCAAGATTCTTTTTAGTTCTGCCATTTGCATTGACTAACCTTTTATTGATTTGTGTCAGAATATCTTTTTGTTTTGTCAGTGCATTTTTAACTTCTTCTCCAGCACCTTTTGCTATTACGTCATTTAATTCTTTTTGCTCTCTTCTAGTTTGTATTATTTTTGTGGCCACAAATCCAAGAGCCAAAGCAAATGCTCCAATTCCACTAGCAGCCAAAGCACCAGACAAACCAAGAACTGCAATTTTTAATGCACCTACTTTGATAGCAAATGCAGAAACAGCAGCCCCAGCCAAAGGAGTAACAACAGCAATGGCTTTGATACTTGCAGCAACAGTGGTTAAAAGTAAAACTGCTTTTCCAGCATCTGAGTTTATAAATTCTGTTAACTTTGTGATAAATCCTGTCAAAGCCTTTGTTACCTCCATAACAACAGGTCTTAATTGATCTCCAAAAGCTCTTGATAAATCTTCAGTTGCATTGTTAAAATCTTTAAAAACTTGTGTTGGATCGTTTTCTAATAATTGCTTTAAAAACCCACTTCCTTCATTGCCAATTCTTCCTAAAGCCCTAAGAACAACATCACTTGTTAATTTGCCATCAGCGGCAAGTTGCTTCAGTTCTCCAATAGTGACTCCAAGTTCTTCAGCTATAGGAGCAAGAACTGTTGGCACTTGTTCTGAGACACTTCTAAATTCATCACCAGCAAGCCTTCCTGAGCCAAGAGCCTGCGCTAGTTGTCTAAATGCGTTTGATGATTCTATCGCTGATGCACCAGCTAGTTTGGCGGCAGTATTAAATCCAAAAAATACAGTTTTTATATCTTCGACTGATGTCCCAAGTGGAGCTAATCTTGCTGTAATATCTGTTACGCCTTCCAAAGCTTCAACAGCACTTAAACCAAAAGCTTTCTGTGCATCTGCCGCAATCTGTTGTGATTTTGCAAAATCTGCACTGCTTTTTGTAAGTAGTCCAAGCCTTACATTTAATTTTTCAAAGTTTGCAGAGGTATTTACTGCTTGTTTTGCTAATAATCCAATACCAATTCCAGCAATAGCTGTTCTAAGACCACCTAAAGCTCCCTGTAATTTATTAGTTTTTTGTTGAACACCAGCAAGTGCCCTATTAGCATTTGTCGCATCAACTTTTAACCTGACGACTGCTTCTGCCACAAATAAAAAAAACCTTTATCCTATATTACCTTGAATTGCGTTTTTGTCGTTGCAATGCCCTCTTTTCTTCGTCATACTTTATTTCATAATATCCAGCCCAATATATTAGCTCTGCCTCAGTCATGTTAAGCCTGAGTTCTTGCACTGTTTTACCAAGTTCTGTTGCTAGGAAAAACTCAAACCTAAGCCAAGTATCCCCTTTTATTCTTTTTTTGCTAAATCAATATCAAGCTTTATATCATTTAAAAATAGTTCAAGGTCATTTAATACTTTTTCTGGAAGCTGTCTTTGCAACATAGGTGCATCTGACATATCAAAAGCAAGACTACCATCTTCTTTTTCTGCCATCTGACAAAGAAGTTGAGTTGACACAACTAAAGCGTCAGCATTTGGGCCAGCTAATTGTTGAGCTTTGACCCTTGCATACCTTGTGATCGGTCTAAAGTATAAAGTCATAATGACTTCATCTTTCGAGTTTTTAACGTCAAACTTACGTCTTGTGACCATTTCATCTTGAAACGCCCCAAGCAATACCTCTGCGGATCTTTTAGTTGTCATAAATAATTGCGAAGAATTTTACTTTTTAAATTGCTGATGTAATTGTGCCAGATGGCTTGAATGTGATGCTGATTGTATTGACATCACCTAAAGATGAGCCTTGCTCAAAGTTTGTTATAAGGCCGCTGAAGCTAATCTTTTTAGTTCCGCTTGCACTATCAGGGAAAAGTTCAAATGACGCTGTTGCTGGATCGCCAGTAGTCAAGATACCGTCCATAAAAGTTGCAGTCTCACCAGATGCGGCGTTGTCATATACTAATTCAGCAGACCCCTCACCTTCAATAAGACCACCAACAAAAGATTTGAAAGTGTCACCTTGAACAGTTGTTTCTTGGGTATCTTTAGTAATAGACATAGACCATGATCTAGTGCCTAATACTGGGTTGACTGAAGAGCCGCCATCATCAAATTTGACTTGCCCGACATCACCTTTTACAGCAGCCATAACAATAAAAAGAAATATTTATAATTATATTAACCTTTTTTTGGTTTTTTTACAGCTTTTGTTTTTTGGCTTTCCATATATCGCCTACATTTTGGATCCCAATACTTTGGATCTCTTCTACCTTTAACAACTTCGATAGCGTCAAGCATTTCTTCTGTGAACTCAATCATGGTACAAGTGCCTCATATAATTCAAATGTTATTCTAATCTGCGTCTGAAATTTACCCTCTGGAGTAGATTGAAATATCTCAGGGCCGACTGGTGGATCAAATCGTACATCAGAAACTGTAATTCTGTTAAATAAATTCCTTAGCCTTTGTGCTATGGCAAAGTTAGCCCCTGCTCCTAGTCCCTGCTCTGTATATATATTAAAAATAATAAGACCCACAACAAGATTAGTTGCTGTGGTAGCTGAATTGGGTGCTTGCTGTGTAAGGTATTCACTTGATCCAAAGCTAGTAACGCATTGAATATATTGATCGACATTAGAGGCATCAAAAGGCACATTATTGAAAACCAAAGGGATTGATGGGCCGACTCTAAACTCATCATTTAATCGTTTCTCAATAGTAGCTCTAACTGTATTTAAATTTGTAGCTGTCATCAAAACCTCCCAAATTGTCTGTTGATATATATTTCAAGCTCTTTACCTATAAGTGCGGGAAAGCCCTCAACTGTGTTTTTTCTTGTCCTGTAAATACCGCCCCATGATGGTGGTTTATTAACACCAAAACAAACAGGTTCTGCATAAACAACATTATTTGTGACACTGCCCTCAAACCTTTTAATATTTGTCTGCCATGCACTTCTGAGCCTTCCAGTATCAACTGGTGTTGCTTTTTTTACTCTTCTAGTCCACTCAAGCGTTGTTCCAGCTACAGCATCAACAATCAGATCTTCGTAAAAACCTTTTATCTCTGTGACCTTTATTCGTCTTGCCATTTTTACCTCAAAAAAATATCAAAACTGATAGCTGTATTATCTTGCTCATTTGTATTGATCTGAACCACCTTATATTCTGTTCCGCTTATAACTACCCGATCAAATGTTGTTGGAGTGAAAGTTATATCACCAGCAGATATAGTGAGTCGTTTGTCTTGACTAGAAACTAGGTCAGTCACCTCAGACCTTGTTACGTTGCTCACGACACCTTTTATACTGACATCCGATTTAACCTCACTCATTGAGCCGCTTGTTGGGTTGTATATTCCAGTCGTCACTCTTCTATAAGTAATGTCGCCACCAAGAGCCTTAATTGTCTTTGAAGCTGCTTTTTTTAGTGCTGAAGCAATGCTCATAAGTAATACGCAATAACAGCGTCACCACTTGAAATCTGAACACTTGTAATTACGCCACAAACCTCTGCTGAATGATGTATAGGTATTCCAGAAATAGTTGAAGATGTATTTTCTTTAATATTCTCAGCAACTAAATCGACAGTTGAATTTTTCAATGCAACAACTTTGCCAAATCTACCAGTGAAAGCCTGTGTATGATCTGTAATTATTATTGCAGCTGGATAGTCGTATGCCATTTTTAAGACCTCTTGATTGATAGATTAGCACTTCCACCTATTCTAATGCCCTTCAAATATTGGTCAATGATAGGTGGTATGCGATCAACTCCTACTCTTCCATAAAAATTAGGAGTTACGTTTATATTTCCAATACTCATTGCGGCAAAGTCCTCAAGCCCACTTAAACCGATTCCATCTTTGTTGTTATTTAGATAGACAGCAAGTTCAATCTGTGCATCTTTTACAAGATCAGGGATTTCTGTATCTGTGTAA